GCATCTTGATCTAAACATATATAAATTTCTTTGACTCCTTCTTCAATTATTTTTATTCGAAGTTTAGGATTAATCATTTTACCAAATAATGGTATTGCATTTCTTTTTATAGTAATTGCATCAAAAGCTCCTTCACATAATATAATAGGTTCATTCCAATTTATTAACATATCAAATCCTATTATATCTTTTGATATTTTTGGATTCTTATGTTTATATGGATCATTTTCATAGAATGCTCTTGATACAAAATAATTTAATTGTCCTGTAGAATCATAACTTGGAATAATAATTTTACCAGAATAAGGCCCGGATTCTGCATATCCTATTCTGTATCGAATTATATCAAATATATTTATTCCACGTTTTTGTAAATAATATATTGCATTTTTATAATCAGGAGTTTTTCTTTCTAACCATAATGGTTTATATTCTTCTGGCAATTGTATTATTTCTTCAATTTGTTTTTTATCGTTTGAATTATCTCTATATTTTGATCTTTCAATTAATTTTCCTAATTTTTCAAATTTGTCTTTTGATAAATTTAATTGTTTAAATAAAGAATGTATTGATCTACCTTTTTTATCAGATATCCAACAATGCCATGGATTTTGTCCTTCATTAGTTGTATTTAGATCAATTTCTAGTTTAGGTTTATAATGAGAAGTAAACGGAGAGAAGAATGCAATATTATTTCCAGATGTTGGCTTTCCTTTACCTAAAACAGATTCTAATAATTGAAGTAATTTAAGATTCTTCATACAATATTATTATAAGAAAATAAACTGAAAGATCAAAAGTATTGGCTTTATATTATATGTTAGACACAAACATTACATTAATGGTCTAACGAATCATCATTTAATAATAATTAACATTATATATTAAAAGATTTCATCTTTATATTATTATAATAAGAAAATAATGAAAATTTTTCAAAGATCCAATAATTAATTAAAAAAATTTAATATCGTAGGATCTTCTCCTTCTTTACAACATTCTTGCAACCATTCAGTTGGTATATCTTTTTTTGAAACATGTTGTATTCCTAACTTCTTAGCATAAGCTTCATATGTTGTTTTAGAACCTTTTGATATTTTTTGATTTGGATTCTGAAATACCATCCTTAAATCTATTCCAGGATTTGAAGCTAATATATGTTTCATTTTTTGTCTATCAGTACTAGTCCATCTTCCTTTTGTTTCTATATACATTATAGACCCATTCTTTTTTGTAAAAATAAAATCTGGTGTATATTTTGAATTTTTTTGTGGAACTACGTATTGTAATGTTTCTGTTTCATAGTTTACAGGATACTTTGCTTCTTTAATTTGATCTGCTACTTTTACTTCTAGGCCAGATCTATATCCATATTTATACGCTGCTTGGCGTTGTTTATTATTTGAATGCCAATGATTTTTCATAACTTTTTCCTTTTTACCAATCTATCATTACTATATTACCATTCCAATTCATAATATTGTCTGGTTTAAAGTCTAATGATAAATCTAAGTCTCCGATACCCATATCTTTAACTTGTTGTTCTAACGCTCGCAAAAAATTAGCTAATTTAGAATCTAAATCTCTTGCTCCGTCATTATTTAAATAATCAAATATACTAGTTTCAATACCTTGTTGTCTAGCATAATTTTTATAACTTTCATAAAATAAGGTTATTTTATTTAACATATCTCTAGATAATTGATCAGCTTTTTTCATGATATACATTTTTTTATTATCTGTATATACTACTGGAATAAATGCATTATATTTTTCCATTTGTCCTACTATTGCATCTGCTACTGCTATTTCGTCTGGCTCATTTGTGATTTTCATTAATAAATCTTCGCCATTTAAACTATAAACTTTACCGTTATCACCGCTATTAAAAAATTGAAATTCTTTATTTCTAATTTTAGATAATAATCTGTCAGCTTCTTGCTCTGATATTTCTTTTATAATATGTTGAAGTTTAATCAATTTCATTATCTTCTCTTGGTTTTACATATCGATCTTGATCTAAATCACATCTAACTAAAATATTCATATCAACATCATTTCTGTTTTTTAATGGATTAGCTAATTTTCCTACAGCTAATAATTGAGCATGTTTATTATATAATCCAACTGTTGTGATATATGGTTCAAATGCACTAGAAGTAACTCTAGTTAAATATGTTTCATTATCATCTTTTAAAGCTGAATAATTTGTAGTCATATTAAAATCGCCCATATCAATTTTACAAATAGTACTAAATTCAAAAATTTTAACGGTGCTTTGATAACTAGCTGTATATGGAGAATTTAATATATTATTGTATTTTGAATCTGCACTAGTAATAACAAAGAATCCATTATTATGAAATGCATTTCCTACACGATTAGTTTGTAATATATTTGCTCCATCTTGATTCGTAGTATCATTATTTGCAAGTGATTTGATTTCATTTAAAGTTAATGCATGATTAAATATTCGTAATTCATCAAGAGCACTATTTTTTAAATCTCTTCTATTTGTTTGATATCCTCCTATTTTTATAGGATATGTATTACTTATAACTCCAGATGCTGTTTTAAAAGATAATTCATCTGTTGATTTTAGCCAATCTTGTTGATCTGTTGCTTCTGAATTCCCACTAATATATAACTCTAAAGTACTTCCAGTTTTTTGACATACAACATGTTTCCATTTATTATTAGAGTTAATTATTGTTGTGCTTTCAATTTCTAGTTTTAAATCTTTTTTTGCAGATACTCCAAATTGTATTTTATTAGTCGTTGATAATTCTACTTTAAAAGGATATTCATAAAACCACGGTTGTAATGTTTTTGTTATAATTAATTCATCTTGTCCGCCTCCTCCATGAGAACCACTAATCCAAAATGAAATTGCATAATCATGATCTCTATCAAATTTAGCATCTACTTCTGAAGTTTGTAAATATTGTCCTCCATTAAATTTAGCAGCTAAACCATAATTAATACCACTAAGTTTTACACCTGGTATAAAATCTATGCCCTCTGTTGATTTATATCTGGTAATTCTAGTTTTATCAAAACATTCATTGAACCCTTCATAAAATACTGGTTCTGGTGGAAAATATTGAGTATCAATACCAGAGTCTATAATATTTTCATATTTATCAGAATGTAAATTAACAGACCCACTAAAAAAGAAAGAAGCTGGTTTACACTTTAACCCCATTTTCTTTTGTGGAATACTAAATACTGATGCTGATTGAAATAATATTTTTGTTGATAATTCTTCCGGAACTGTTGTTCCTCTCGTTATTGCTGCATTATTTTTATGTTTATAAAATAAATGATTAATAGAATTATATATACTAAAAGCATACATTCCATTTTCATTTTGTTTTAAATCATTTTGAACTTCTGGTTGATAAAATCTAAAAGCTTTTCCAGTTTTAGGATCTATGGATAAAAGTCCAGGCTCATAATTAGCAAATAATGCCATAAAATCTGGTTCTTTGTCAAAAGGATTGCCAGCATTAGCTTCGCTTCCAGACGGAAGAAAAAATCGTTTATTAACTTCTATAGCACGAATTTTAGATTCTGATGCATCAACCCTTTTAAATACTAATGGATGAGTACCGTTCTGATCTTTAATAATGTTTGGCATAATAGTAAAACCCCGCTATATTCTTTTAATATAAATATAACGGGGATAAAATCAGTGATTAATATTCTAATTTAACTCGAATATTTAATTCTCTCTTTTTACTCTTTAATAATGGCTTACTTAATTTTGCAAGTGCTAATAATTCTCTAGACTCATTATATAAACCAACTGTTGTGATATATGCTTTAGGATCTCCTATAAACTCGTCTTCAGCAATATCTCCTTCAGAACCAGTTACATATGTTGGGTTATTTGAATAATTAAAGTCTCCATTTTTGACTCTCACAAAATAGAATGTGCTAGAAACAGTTTCTTTATTTCTTGCTTTAAACCCATTTGTTACAGATCCACTATATGAAGCAGATATTGATCCATGTAATCTTAAATGATTAGTACCTTGTGAATTTGAACCGGTATTAGTTTGGAAATTTAATGATTGATCTAATGTATTTCCATTTATTACAATTGTACTATGATCAGTATATACTGTTCCGTAATAATGTGGTGCAGTTGGATTATAAACTCCTCGAGCAATACTTCCAGAAACTAAATTATAAACTCTTCCTGCATCTTCATTTGAAGCAGAAGCGATAGTAGAATCATCTACTAATGTGATAGGTCCGACTCCAATAGTTTTATCATATGACAAACTACCAGTCGCATTTAATGGTTGAGCAGCTGCTGCTGGAATTAATGGTAATTCAAAGTTTCCTGGATCTAATTTGTCTTTAGCTCTATTTCTTTGGAAATTAACAACATAAATTTGATCTGTACTTCCAGATCCTGGATCAGAAAATATTTGTCTGTCTTTTGGTAATAATAATTATGAATATTGACTATATATTGCTCTAGTTGGAGAATCATCTAAACTTGCTTGTGTAAATGATCCACTTCCTAATCTATTACCATATGCTACTGCATATTGAATTGCAGATCCGGTAGTTCCTTCTGCTTTTTGTAATACATTAACATAATAAGGAAGTTGAGTAGCTGACATTGATTGAGTAAAATAATTTTGTAGTTCTAATAAATTATCACTCCATAATCCTGCAGTAACTGTTTCTTTAGTAGCATCAATTATATCAGCATTTACTTCATCAGTATTAAATATTTGAAAAGTTTTTCCGCCATTTGTTATAGCTGATAAATTTTCTTGTTGCTGGACATAATCTGCAACTGCTTGTGCTTTTATAGATTCTATAGTTTCTTCTGCAATAGCACCACCAGTTATTGGATCTTCAACATCCACCGGTGCTGATTCTCTAAGAAGACTTTTTGATGGTCTTTCAAATTTAGCTCCTCTAAATGCAGCTGCTTGACGTTGTAATTGATCTCTAAACGCTTCTGCTCTATCTAAACCTCTATCTAAACCGTCAAATCTATCTCTAGCTCTCTCTAATGCATCTTCACCTCTTTCTCTTGCAAAAGATCCAACTCTAGATCCAATTCTACTTAATCCACTTCTTAATCTTCCTTTAGATCTAGATTTAGATTTCTTTCTTCTGAATAATTGACCTTGCTTTGGTAATTCTTTAAGATTATGTATTTTATTCATTATTTACTCCTTTTAACCTCTCTGAGTAGTTGCTAAGTTAGCAGCTTTAACACGTATAGTTACCGTAGTGCTTCCACCTGTTTCGTTACCTATAATAGTAAGTTGAGCTGTTTTGTTTTTTGCTAGTTGTTTACCAACTATTCTAAATCCGCCTTGACTCAACGAAGCAATACTAGTTGCTTCTGCGTTTGGATTCACACTAGGAACGGTTGGTAGGATATTACTTGTAATTTCTTGTCCAGGAACTGGGGCTATTAATGCTACAGATGAGTCTGACAATATTGCTGAATAACCAAATGTAGAATTTGCATTACTTAAACCAAACGTAGAAGCTTGTATAATTGCAGCTTGACCTGTATTTAATGTTAATGATGATTTGTCTACTTGTACCGTTGGTATTCTTGTTGTAGTATTATTATCTAATGTTAATAATCTACTTTTCATAGCTTGAGTTTCGTCTGGTATAGCTTCCGTTAATGGTAAATTTTCAATTATTATACCATAAAAATCAGTCCCTAATGGATGATCTGGATTCCATAAATCATAATCTATTTCATCATCTGCTAGTGCAAATTGTGTTATATTAAAGGATCCATCGCCTTTTGCTAAAAGCTCTCTTCCTTTATTTGTTAAGATAGCATCTACCGTAACAGATGTATTATCTAAATATCCCATTGTATATTCCCTTTATGTTTTTCTTTTTATATAAATATTACGTTCATAAAAAAATTCATTAATTATTATCTAACTTCAAAATTACCTTTTGTTCCTGGTGATTTTGTTACTATTACTTTTGTACCATCTGTTTCAGTTATTTCTACAACTGGTTTACCATCTGGTGTATCTTTTGATTTAATATTAAAATCTGGACTAGATATTTTTGTTCCTTCAAATCGCTGTGCTGCTATTCCGCGCGGAAGATAATCTTGATATTCAGCCGGCCTAAATTCATATCCTAAACCACGTGAAGTTGAAATAACTAAATCTTGAAATTCTATAGTAGCATTTATATCTGCTTGGTAAAATGCTGTCCCGAATCTCATTTTTTCAACTATTGATTCTTCATAACCATCAAATGAAAATGCTAAATTTCCAGTAGATCGATTAATTACCGAAATTTCAGCTCCTCCCTCAGGTCTTGCCATTAAATTTGCCTCCCATTCATCACCAGCAGTTATATATCCATCACCTTGATAATTTACTTGTGGAATAAAATATACATCACCATTATCTATTGTTATTTCTAGAGGTTGAACTGAACCACCGATAAGATAAGCAGGTATTGTTAATATATCTCCAGATTTATAACCTTGGCCACGTCCATCATTAATACTACCTACTAACATACTATTTGTAATTGTAAACTCAATTCTACCGGTAAAAACAGGATTAACTAAGCCATTAGCATTTAATGTAACAATGTCTCCAACCTGATAGCCAGCTCCTCCTTTTTCAATTGTAATCTGATAGACTGCACCTGCACCACCAACTCCTCCTCCGGAGATATCAACTTTACATCTAGCTTTAATACCAGATCCGTCTGATGTAACAGCTGTTATTCCTTCAAATATAGTTGAACCATTACTTTGGAATATTGCTTGACTTATATCAATATCAGCATGCAATATCACTCCAATTGCAGTTCCAAATCCAGGATTAATTTCTAATGCTCGAGCATTTGCAGGATTATAAATATTAACTGTTATACTAGTTACTGATCCACCAGTTATAGTGACATCTGCATACGCTCCTATTCCATTACCGGTTAAGTTTGATTTTGGGATTAACGGTACATCTTTATATATGTTATTTGTTGCACCAACAACGTTTTGGGTAATTCCAGCCAATAATGCATTAGCAGTAGGTTGTAGTCTTCCTGCAGGATCTTTAGGGAGACCGCCTCCATTATATACTAAAAATCTATCACCTTGTTGATATAATACATATAAGTTTAAAGTATAAGAAGTTGTTGAAGCTGCAGATCCGGAGTTTTCAGGATACCATCCCATCATTCCTAACGGATGATTCCCAGTACCACCTATACTACCTATACTCTTAAAATTCCATTTAGCAAATGGAGAATCTTTTCGAAGAAATACTGTGTTATGCATAATATTAGCATTCCAATTATTTATTATGCCAGGAGCTCCAGAATTACTAGCCGGACCTGATTTTTTAAAACCAATACCAGTTGTAGTTGGTTGTTCTATTACATTTTTAGTTGTCCATTGACTAGTATCTAATGTTTGTGATCCATTTCCTCCAAATCCATATGCAACAGGTTTGGTAAATGGAAAATCATATCTAATCTTTTTGAATTCTGACAATCTACTAGATGTTATAAATGGTGATATTGCTTCTGATTCCCAATAAGGAGTAGATCCTGTAATATATTGTTCTGTTTCTTTATTAAATAATAAATACTGTCTACTATATATTGCTCCTTCGAAAGGATTTCTATTTGCGTTAATAACACTATTATAAGATCTTCGATCTGCTTCAATAATTTTTTGTTCTTTTTTTAATATTGTTTCAATATCTTTTGATGAAGCAGTTACTTCAAATAATTCATCATGTAATATAATAGATTCTAATTGCTTAGTACTGCCGGAGACAATTCCTTCTGGATTAAATACATCTAATGTTTGTGAATATTCATTTCTACTACCAGATAAATATTCTTCAGGATTAAATGCATCTAATGTCCCGGTGAAATCATTTCTACTACCAGTTAATTCACTAAATGAAGTATCAATAGTTTGTTCTAGTTGTATAGTGCTACCAGTAATTAATTCATGTTCTATATCAATTATTGGTTCTAATTGTATAGTGCTACCAGTAATAAAATTTTCAACTACATCAATTATTGGTTCTAGTTGTTTAGTTTCTCCTTCAATTTCATCATTATCTAAATCGATTGACCCGGTAAATGTTAATGATTCTTTACTAACTCTTGTTAATACTTTATCTCTACTTCTTTCTAATATATTTGGTTGAACTAAAACACCTACTGTTTTATCTGCTCGAGCAGGTAATAATTGTTCAACTTGTTTAAAAAATGATAAATCAAATAATGAAAATATTCGAAGATACGCATTCATATCATTTCGATCGATATATTTTTTCCAATAGTCTCTAGAAGTATTAACTAAATCTGGATATGCATATGGATCTATATTTGAAGGATCTCCAATTAAATCATCTAATATAGTGAATCCTAATTGAGCAATAATGTCTTCATTAATCATGGTTTGCGGAGAATAAAATACTCCCAATTGCTCTGAATCTAATGGAGCACTATCAAATTCATTTAATGATACACGATTCTCTGTATTTAACATTGATTGTGTAACTTGCGATTCTATACGAATTTTATTATCATCAAATGTACCAGCACCTAAAGAAATACCGTCAAAGAAGTATGTTTCTTCTATAGAATCATATGGAGTATCATTTGACCAATTAGTGAAATCAGCTGTTATTGTATTTAAAAATTGATTCGGTTGAACACCTCCAATACTAGCAGTATCTGCATGATTAATTTTTTGTGTTAAAGGAGTTCTAAATATTAATTCATCATATGCATCTTTATTTCCATCATATGCACTTGGAGCTTTTGTATGATTTTCAAATGGAGCGTCAGCTAAACTACTACTCCATAAACGTAATTCTTGAACCTGGCCTTGTAATCTATCTCCTCCACCAGTTCCGCCAATAATCATTTTTGCATTTGCGGTCGCACTTGGTAATGCAAATGTTCCTGCTGCAGATGCTGAAACAGTTCCGACAATTTTTCCATATTTAGCTCGTTTAGCTAATATTTCTAAATTTGGTCCGTCTTGTCTTAACAACGCAGTAGTATATCCACCATCAAATAATTCCATTTCGTCAGATTGTGTTCCATTAATATCAATTGTACCAATCGTGCCTCTTATAAATGTAATTGTAACATCGTGTCCACCAACTGTAAATAAATTCATTGTGGTAGGCATTGACGGATTTGTTAATACATTATCTGTTCTAAATCGTAGTTGTGCACTATTTACAATATCAGAATTAACTGACGAATCATATGAAACTTCGATTGTTCCAGCTGGATTTGCGATTAAATCTAATGCATAATCAAAATTATATTTTTCGTATCTAGGAGGACGCTTTATTCTAGGGCCACCATATTCTTGAATTGTTATTAATGATTGCGGAATTCCATAACAAGCTAATAATGCTTGAATACTTCTTTTAGTACCTTTTGTTTTCAGCAATCCAGGAATATTATTAACAATTCGTCTCCATATATTAAAAGTAACATCCTGTAACGGTACAGAAGCATCTCCTACACTATTTGATCCTGTTAAAGGAACTCCAAATTCATCTGTTCCTAATGTATATTTCCATAAGTCTTCTGATTGTGCTCCATTTGTTAATTTCCATCCAAATTGTTTTGCAACAGTATATAATAACTCATTAGGCATACCTAATTTAGGATGTTCATCTCTAGAACTAATCGAAGTCATTTTATTAATATACGTATACAATACGTCATAATGTTGACCTAACATATTAACAAATGTACTTAATTGCACTCCAGATTCATCTGATAACATAAATTTAGGTACAGCTTGTAATATTTTATTATTATTTCTTAAATCATATAATTCTGCTTTTTCATGTAGGTCATTGTACCATTGTTCAAATATACTACTAGTAATAGAATAATGTTGATATGGCCTAGTAGAATTTTTCTTTGGTATAGGAGTTATATAACTTCCGGTGACTTCCGCTACAGTTGGATTTAATACTGGTATTTCATTATTAAATAATCCAGAAGATGATTCATGAAATAAAAACTTTTCAAAATCATCAAGGCCACCTACTAGACTAGTATATAATGTCTTATTTTCAATTGCATTATTAACTGCAGCTGGACCTGATATTTGGGAAATTGACTCTGATTGTTGTAAATAATGTTCTAACAATTCTAACTTATATTTAAAATTATCTAATCTATCAGTTGCTGAACTATAAAATACAAAGTTATTAAAATCTGTATAATCAATATTAATTTTTATTCCACCAAGACTTCCTGAAAAATAATTATCAATTATCTGTTGTGATGTTTGTAATGAAGATCCTAATAATTCATTCCATGTTTTAAATGAAGTTTCATTAGATGTTTCTTGTTCTGTAGAAGCATACCAATTGGTTCCTTGCATTATATTGAACTTAGTAGGAATAACTTTTTCAGCAATTTGAATATTATCTACATATGGATTCTTTTTTTCTCTAACAATCCATAATTTTAAATTCTTTTTATATGTTTTATCAATTGGCTCATATAATTTAACAAATAGATATTTTCCAACTACTACACTATTAACATATTTTATAGTTTTATTCCTAGAAAAATTTAATAAATAACAATTATATGGATCATTAGTTAATGATGTTTGTTGAACATTATTAATGTAATTGTTAATAGATAATAAAAATGCTGGATTTCGTTCGTTAATAGCTTTTAAACGTAATTCTGTACGATCTGGTGAAATTTCATCTATTGCTAAATGTTGATTATTATAACTTCCTAATACATTTTCAAAGAAGTTAACAACTATTTTAAAATTTCCGCTAGTTAATTTTAATTTTAATAATTCTTGTTCAATATTAAATGATACTGGGGATGTTAATTGTATTTCATTTCCATTTTCATCATATATAGGATCTGAATAATTAGTTAAATCAATTTTTTGACATCCGGTAATCCATTGTCCTCCGGAATATATATGTAATTCATTTGCAGAATTTCCTGAAGTTAATTCTACTGATTGATATTGATATCTAGTTTTTTGAAATACTCCTAGATCTTCTGGTAAGAATCTTTTAGCTTCAATTGCTTTTTTAGCACTATTAATTTGTTCTATATTTGAATACTGTTTTAACATTATTAACCTTTATAGATATCAGCTCCCCATGTAGAATCTGCAAATGATCCCAATTGATAAGGTCGAACTTTCTTGTCTCCTTGTATTGTTGCATTAAAATCTCCATCTCCAGAAGATTCACTATGATTTCTACCATCACCAAAATCAGGTATATAATAAAACTGATTTCTTATAGAAGAATCAGATTCTAATTTAGCTAGAATCTTTGGCTGTAAAACAGATGGTCGTTTCGAGTAAAAGTCTTTTAAATTTCCTAATAAATTGCCTCCTCCATTCTTATTAATATAAGTATCCCAAAATTTTCCGGTCTTATTTGTAGCTGCAGCAGCTGGTGGAGCTGAATTATAAACAGTTAATGCAAATTGACGAAGTCCTTCTGCCCAACTTCTTTTATCTAGATCTGATATATTATCCCATGGAGTTATTGATGTCATTCTAGTACTAAAAGAACCTCTATTATTTGTTTTTGTGAATTTAGATGCGCCACTATAAAATGCTTTAAAATTTATAGTTGGTGTTCCTGCTGAAAAGTTTCCGTTTTGTTTACGTTTATTAAATACATCATATGATCCTTTTGGTTGTATCGGCTTAGATGTTCCTATCTGAGCTTTTAATGATTCATTCTGTTTAGCATTTCTTCCGCCAGATACTCTTTCTATTACTTCAAATCCTTCTAATACTGCTTTATAAAATGCTGGTATATCATTTTTCGAATGCCAGATTAAATATTTTAAATCTCTAGCATCTGGAAAAGCACCAATTAATCGTGTATTTACTTGTGTACGAAAAGATGCATATCTTAATCGCTGTGCTCCATTTAATACAGAATTCTTAGCTTTTAAAGTTTTTGCAATACCAGCTTTAACATTTTGATTTTTAGCTTTAATCTTAGCATATTCATTTTTTCTTGCTTTAATTTCCGGAGCTGCATCTAATCTAGTAGTTATACTTTCATTATATTTCGAATTTTTCTCTCGTTCTGCTTTGGTTGTCCAAAATCTATCAGACTCTGGATTAGTTCGTTGTTTTCCATAGAATTTTTTACGAATATTTGGATCTGCAAATTGAACGCCTGGATCATCTATTAATTCAATCAACCAATATGAAGTTGGTCTATTAAAGAAAACATTATGTTGTCCAGCTGCTTGGGGCTTCCAAATATCATAATTTGCAGCTTCTTCGATATCTACTATATATTCTAAACGAATCGATGGATGATATGAAGCATGTTTTGTTCGCATAACTCCTTTGGCTGCATCTCCTTTAATTTGAGCTCCATAATAATCCCATTGCATAACAGCAACTGGAGGATTGTATTGGTCATATATTGGAAAACCTGTTGGGCCTAATACTTTAATACTTCGTTGTTGAGTTGTCATTGTTCTTACAAGTCGAAGTTGAACTTCACAATTTAAAAATGTAGATGCGCCGTTTGGGTACATGTTTTGTTTGGTTTTACTTTTATTCATATCAAACGGCCTGACACCAGTAGCATCAGCTGATAAAGTCAATACAACCGTAAATTTAATTGTTTTTCCGCCTTCTTTGCATAATTTTTTAATATCTGGAGTTATAATAAATCCTATATCATTATCCCCTAATTTATTTCCGTCAATCGTTTGTTTAAATGGTATATCAGTAAATCCATAATAAGATCCGCCATTCCAATCCGGTTCTCCTTCTACATCTGCATATATATTAGGAATTCTTCTCAAATATTCCCATTGACTAGTTTTAATTCTATCTTCGTCACCTGGTGCCATGGCTGCTTGTCTCTCCGGAACACGATGCATTCCAGATACTGGATCAAATCCAGCTTCATCAATGTCAAAGTCTAAATCAAAGTCTTCGAATTCAAATTCATTAACAGTAGTTGATGGAGGAAACTTATAATAACTAAATGCAGTATCGATATTTTTAACTACAGATTTATTCGTATAGTTTTTTTGCATTTGTTCTATAATTATATTTTTGTTATTTGTAATCAAACTTATTCTTTCCTATTAACATTTAATGGTATAGACTGATGTCCTGATTTAGGAGCTTTAATTGTGTCTACGATAACCGGTCTTTCTCCATTAACAGATATCGAGTCTACAATTTCTTCACCAATTTTAATTATTGCATTACCGTTATTATCACGAGCTGTAACTGATTCTAAATTAGTTTTAAAATACATTCCTTTTGAATCATAATCTCTATATAATTTCATTTGTTCTTGTGTTGGAGCAGGCCCTGGGTCTACAATAGGCCTTTGTGGTAATAATTCTGGTTCTTTCTCTTCTCTTACCTTTTTAGCTTTAGCAGGAGGATTATATGCCAGTCTAACGTCAGCAAATGTTTTATCAAAACTATCAACAGTTTTGTCAAATCCAGCTAATCTTTTATTTTTAGCATCTATATCAGCTGCAATTCTTGCATTTTTTTTAGCAATTTCAGCAGCAATAGCCCTATTTTTTAAGGCCGCAGCTGCATTCGCAGCATCTCTTGCTTTTCTCTTTTTATTACCCATATTAGCTATATCCGTTTTTGTATTGCATTGAAACCACTTTCTGCTTTATGAAATCCATAATCAATTAGTCGTTTTGTAAAACTCTGATTATTCCCCCACCAGAATATCCAATTAGCTCCTTGATTCTTACAAATTTGTTCTGCTGCTTCAATTAATAGATTCATTGCTTCTTTTCTAACTTCTTTTTTACACTCTTTGCTACTAAGAGGCCAAGCTAATTGAATAATTGAAGAATTAGTTACGTAAAAAAATAAACAAGCACTAGGCTTTCCATCTACTTCTACCATTACACCATCTTTGCCATTATTAGGCAAAAAATCTCTAGGTGGGCCGCTTTCAACAAACCCCCATTGATCCCACCATTCTAGAAGCGTATCATAATCATCTTCTGTTGTTCTTCGTACGTTATATTGATTAGTAGAATTATTCATATATGTATAAATATTATACTACAAAAATATTGGAGATTAAATTACCTTGTAACTTTAAAGAAAAATTTGTCTGATATATATTCTTCAAAAATTCCTTCTTTAACTTTAAATTCTATACGATAATAACGCTCAGGCATCAAACCAGACATATCTAAACTTATAAAATTACTTTTTTCATCACAACTAACTTTTGTATAATCATTGTCATAAGGTATAATTATTTCATCAGTAGCGGCATCTAATATTGAGTATAATGAACTACTAGGCAAATAATTTACAGTTTTCACCGGAAATAAATTAGTGGCGGATTTCTGCGGATATTTATTTCTACCATATATTCTTATTTTTGATATTTCATCATCTTTATATGATTTCTTTAAAGTAGTATGAATTGCATATGAATCTATATCTATTTGAGACATACTTCCTGTTTCAAAACTAGAATTATCAAACATCATTAATAATTTAGGAACATATATTGTATGACTTTCTCTACTAAAAAATTTAATGCCTCCGGTAACAGATTCGCTAGATTCATCTTCGTCTGAAAATTTTATTATGAATCCATGATTTGGTGCAATATACCCATTACTACCAGATATCCATAATTTTACAGCATCAGTAACATCTATAGTTAAATCTGATGGTCTGTTACTAAATGATTCTGTAAAATGTGTACCTCCTTGGGTTGGTGAAGATGGCGATTTTTCATATAACCACGATCCTCCTTGTCCTGGATCTGATCCAGAACCATTTATATGAAAATTACTTCCTATAGGAAAATTAATATCAGCTGCACTAGAACTCCAAAAAACAGTAGATCCAGATGCTGGTCGACTCCATGAGCATCCATTATCAATTGGGAACTGATAATTTATAAATCCAGTACCATTAGTCCAATTTTGAGCAACTACATTAACATCAATTGTATAATCAACTGGTAATTCTTGTGCATGAGTTGTATATAATTTTAATATAAATTTGCAATCATTTACTGATTTATTATATCTAGATAATGATTCTGAAACTTCTGTTGTATCAAATTTGATTAATGATCTAGATAAAGCAAAAACTCCACCTGTTCCACTATTTGATAGTTGTTTTCCAATTTGTAATATTTCATCTAATCCAGTATTTACTTTTGGATCTGCTTGATATAAAGTAGCGTCTTGAGATGGGTACATTATTTTAAACATAATATTATATTCTTTTTATTAAAAATTTACTACTCTTCCTTTAATATCTTTATTTGGAAACTTAACTTCAAATATACTAGGATCTAAAGGAGGATATATAACTCCTTGTCTAGATGCAGAATTTAAATCATATACATTACCGGAGTAATTATTAGCTGTATCAAATTTATTAACAAATGTTACATCTATTATACTATTTACTCCATTTACCCTGCCTAATATATTCATAATTTCAGACATTACTATAGGCTGATTAATTTGCCATTTATCAATTATAAAATAGTCTTGTAATTTATTAATACATTTTAATAATACTTCGTTACTATTAAAGTTAGTTCCAACTGTTATTTCAAATTCAATACCAATATTAACTATAAATGCATCTAATATATTTACTGCATCAGTTAACATTCTATAAAAACCTAAGTAATTTTTTAAATTTGTTTTAATAGCAGGATTTAATTTTGTTAATTTTGAATCTTGATTTAATCCTAGAACATATAAATTCATTGCTAATGGATTTGGAATTCTTGTGTCTTCCATTTGTCCTTGTGATAATTGATCATCTGGAACCATATATGCTTTAGAAACTGATCCAAATTTTGAAGGCATCGAATAACAACGTATAATGTAATCATCTCTAGTTACCAATCTATTTTGGGTTGCAAAGTTAGCCATCGCATTATTTTTTATATCTTGTACTGAATCTTGCGACTTTCCTCCACGTGCTGGTTGTTCGTTATTAACAGTTACACTCGATTTAACAAAGTTTAAAAGCGCACCTGATAAAACTGCATTTGGATCGTCATCAAATTGAATATTACTTATTTTTGTAATAACACCAGCTGGAACATTATCAGCAGTGCCTCCACCTGTAGTAAAAGTAACAGTTAGTGTTGTATTTGCAGGAGCTTGTCCGTATGCCCTAGTATATAAAAAATTTGATGGATCGATATCTACGTCAATTGGCTTTCTAAATGCAGCTAAGCCATTTCCTACATTATCTGGGTTTGGAATAATTTCTTCGTCATTATTATCAGAAATCCCAGCTCCAAATTGTAATTCTAATGTATTATCACTTCTTAGTCTAGTTATAAAACGTTTAGATGTTTTCTTTAATTTTAATAAACTAGGACTAGATGATCTATAAGAAGATAACTCTGGGTCATTTTCTAATAAGTTTGGAACTTCTTGAAATAATGTGTCTTGAGCTAAATAGTCTACTTGATACCATATATCTCCGTCTGACTCTGTACATTGTAATATATCAATCACATTTGTACCTGGTAAAACTATTTTATCATATTGTTTAGGAGAAGTAAAAATAAATTCAGCTGTTTCAAGTTTACCAGATACTACTTTTGCTTTCTTCTTTAATAGAAAATATATTGGTTCTTTAGTTGTTTCATCAGCTTCATATACTGTAACAGTTGTTGGACTTAAAGAAGAACTAAATGAAAAATCAACAGATTCTAAAGTTCTAAATTCTGCAGGTCCTCCTTTTTGTTTTAATTGCATTCCAGGTTTTATTGTTAAGGCATAAGTATAATCTGGAACAATTGTTCCATTAGAACTTTTTGCTGGTATTAATTGAAATACATCTACATTACAATATGAAGGAATAGAATTTTTTGCTTTATATCCTAATGATTTAGCTAAATCATATACATTTTTACGCTCTGAAGCTTGTTCTAATAATGACTCTTTTAAATTATTGTCAGCATAATAACTTAATACATCGCCAACATATGCTGCCATTTCCATAAACATCATTCCAGGAGATGATTCATTGAAATCATTAAAATCATTAGGAAAATATTGTTTAGTAAAATCTATTAAATTTCTTCTAAACTGTCCGAAGTCTTTTCCTAAATATGATACATCTTTTTTTACATCCATAATTTTCCTTTAATCATCTTTTATCTAGGTTGGAATAAAGCTAGTATTGCTAGCAAAGTTTTTAACAGCTTCAGTTTTTATTCCTTCATCTCCAGCAAATATTGTTATTTCTTGTTCAGACTCATTTCCAGTAACTGTAAACCCTAATGATATTTTTATCTTATGATTTAAATTTGGGTCTTCTTCGTTAGTAACTATATCAAATTTAGTAATTGATAAATATGGCAACCAATAATTAGTTGCTTGAGTAATAGTTTCTACTATAAATTTCTTAATACCTGGATTATTTGGTTCGAAAACTGCCTTAGCTAAATCAGTACCAAAATCAGGCTCCATGTAACGATCTCCTTTAGTAGTTAATATTAAAGACATAAAGTTAGTCTTAGCTTGTTCTAAAGTTGTAAACGACTTCTTAAACACTCCGTTTCCAGTAAATGGAAATTGTACACCTATAGCTACATTAGGGCGTAGGTTTAATTGTTGTGCCGGAGTAAGTTTACCCCATTCAGTTTCCCTAGCCGTTTGAATATCTACTTGTGTAATTTTATATGCCATTATCTATTTTTCTTTTTATCAATTGCTTTCATTAACGCACTATAATCACGATTCATTGCTTTTGCAATTGCTGGATCTTCAACTGCTATAGCTTGACCCGTTTCCGGATCACTAACAGTACTGGTACTAGCGTTCATCATATTTCTTTGCATCCCAAAATTCTTAGCATTTGCTGATGTCATATGAATATCTTCATTCATTATATCAGCATAATTAGTTTGCTCTCTTAATGCTCCTGTTTCATTTAATATGTCTGAAAATTTATTTTCTTTAAATTTATTATGTACTTTATTTGGCTTAACAACAGGCCTGGGCTTTGGTGCTGCAGATTGTTTTCCTTTTATTTCATTAATTGTACTCTGTAACCCTTCATGTAAAATTTCTGTTAGTTCTTCTTTTATTACATCTCTAACAGTTTCTTTTACTATTTTTTTTAAAACTTGGATAAACTTTTTTTGTTCCATGATTGTTCTTCTTTTCTTATAAATATTAACATTAAAAATTTACAGGCGCCGGCCATCCGGTACTTGTTTTAGGTCCATAAATATTTTTATTTTTAGTATCAATAGCATAATCTCCTGGCTTTCCTAATTCGTTAACCGGTGGTTCTGTTACATTATATGACTGTGCTGGGGCTTCTTGCAATGATGTTAATAAACTTTGTTGTTGTTCTACTAATTCTTCTATTGCTTCAACTCTTGCTGTTATATCTGAAATTCCTACATTAATTTCAGAATAAAAT